GCTTTCTCTGCCGAAGATCGTTCAGGATAACATTGCCAAGCTGCGCATAACACCAGTAGCATTCAAGCCTTACCGTCCACCCGTAAAGGCTCCATACCGTACTAAGCCAGCAGAAAATTGGCGTGAGAACGCTCTTGTTGAAGCTGTGCGTCGAGTCAAGGAGCGTGATGATCCAGAGTACGATGAAGTGTTTGGGTCTTTGAACAAGATTGCTCCACGTACTCTTGATAAACTGTCTGAGAAAGTTGTTCAGAATATCAAGAAGCGCGACGAGATTTTCAGGCTCCGTGTCACGACTCTGCTTTTCGATATGGCGATTTCGCAGTCAGGATATGCTATTCTAATGGCAGACTGTGCCAAGAAACTTGTTTCCGATATTCCAGATATTCGTGACGACCTGCTGGTTCAGACCGAGATGTTCCCCAAGCTTTACAATATGAATAATACATTGACCTATCCTTCGTCTGAAGAGGCAGGGTTTGCGGACAAGGTCGTTGAGTGGATGAAGCTCAAAGATAAGCGCCGAGGGTATGCTAGGTTCGTAACGCAACTATTCGTGCGGGAGCTGGTCGAAGAGAAGACAGTGGGTGAATGTATGACTCACGTTTCATCTGATTTGACGGGAATGGCCAAGCAACCAAAAACTGAACAGTCCGAGGAAAACACGACGCAGTATGTTGACTTCCTCTTTGAAACGGCAAAGATTCTTCCGGAAGCAGCTAAGGATTTGAGGACCTTGATGAATAAGTTCATCCAGTCTGTTCTTGATATTCCTCGCCCTGACCTTCCAAGTCTTAATATGCGGTCGCGTTTCAAGCTGGAAGACGCCCTCAAATGCGTTCAGTAGATTCAAGTTCAAAGACGTTGTTTAAATAAATGTCCGTGCCTCCCGCCAGCGTCCTGCTTCGTGCGGCGCAGGTATCTATGACGGAGGATCGCCCGATTTACCTAGACTATTACCAGGATAGCGTAGACAAGAAGTGCTGCATTGGCGTTCGTGAAACTGAGAAGTTTTTAGTCAAGTCGGATTCTGAGTACACGTCCACGATCCAGTCTGTGTTCAAGTGTGAAACCTGCTATATCGTGATGACCGAAAACAGTCTGTACATTGTTTCTACGGATATTCCGATTAAGAAGATTCTGGCAGCGCCTAAGACTGAGTAATCTAAACGGGAGTCAACATGAACCTTAATGGAGATGTTGGTGTTCCCCCCACCACATTACTTTTTATTTGAACCTTTGAATGATGTGGAAACACTAAAGCTTTGGTCTGCGTACAAGGAAAAGTACGGACACCAGTGTGAGTTTTCAGAAGTGGATGCTGCAGACATCAATTCGGCCGAATCGTTTTCTCCATGGTTTGATACATGGATCTCTCAAATCCCAGCTAAACAGGCTACAAGAGTCAGAATTCTGATTATATGGCATGCCGAGTTCCTAACTTATTCATGCCAGCAAATGCTTCGTCGTTCTTTGGAACAACGTTCTTTCAAGTGTCGCGTATGGTTTCACGTTGAAGACCCTACCCTAATTCAACCAGCTATACATAGCCGATGTATTACAAAACGAATTCCGACTTTCGTACATCATCCGATAATAAAATGAAGGTTGTAGTATTTACCGATGGAGCGTGTGAGAATAATGGTAAGAAAGGTGCTCGTGCATCTTGGGGCGTATGGTTTCCAGATCACAAGGACTTTTCTGAAGCCCAAGTGATTCCTGCAGATCAACAGCAAACCAATCAGCGTGGTGAACTGATGGCGATTTCCAAGGCAGTTCAAATTATTGAGAAGAACTTTCCGTACGATACGGATATTCAGATCATGACTGATTCTGATTACTCAAAGAACTGCTTGACCAAATGGCTTCCTTCGTGGATTTCCAAGAACTGGAAGACTTCGACAAACAAGGACGTGTGTCATCGTGATTTGATTGAAGATACATCTACCCGTCTTTCAAAGTTCAATTCCTTTCTGATTATTCATGTGGATGCTCATACTGGCGGAACCGATTACAATAGCGTGAACAATGCTATTGTTGATAGAATGGCAACGAAAGTTCTGAATCCTGAAGCCGAAGTTAAGGTGATTACCACGAATACTCAGGTCGCAATTGAAGGTATGCCTCTAACTCTCATGGGCCCTCCCATTGCAGATAGTGCAATTCATACATGGTGCCGTGCAAATCTGGATAAGATGGATAAGGCGGCCGTAGATGCTGCTTTAGTATCAGCTCTGTCTAAGACACTGAAAAAGAAGGGATTTGAGCTAGTAAAGCATAAACTTTCTCGTACGACCGAATACAGACTCGTCAGCGCTAATCATTTAATCTCAGAGGGAACTACAATAATCAAAGAAGAATGAGTGTGACAGTCTATCATTTCTGGTCAAAGACGTGTGGACCGTGCCAGGTCATTAAACCGGCTCTTCAGCTACTTCGTACCGAGTTTCCGGACGTGAAGTGGGTGAGTGTAGATACGCATATGGATGTTGCTGGATATGCGAGTCAATTAAAAGTACAAGTTGTTCCTACGGTTGTTGTAGTAGCGACAAGGGCTGATGGTAGCTTAATAGGAAGTGAGCGCCACAGTGGTACCCAGATGATCGGGTACCATCGTATTCTTCGCAATGCTATGCGCGCAATTACTCCCCAATAGCTTGGGTAATGAGCTTACCATTTTTGTATAAATCAACAACAAACGTCTGGTCAGCGTTAGCAGCTGGAGCCGTGCACTTTTCTCCGCCCGAAGACATCATGCCACCAATACCCGATGAACTAACGTTAAGATTCGTAGTAGGTTTGTCGCTAAAGATAAATGATTTTGTCGTATCGTTGAAATACTCGGTCGTGAATGAATCGCTTGTCGTCACGACGGAAGTTATACCGCCCTGTTTTCCGGTAGCTGCCCAAGCTGACCAGTACCCAATCGTTCCACACAAAATTCCAATTGCCCAAGCTCCTAGAATTCCCCACCAAGGAACTGGAGGACACTGGGGCTGTTTAATAATGACGTAAGATTGGGCACCGGCTAATATAAGTACAAAAAAGAAGGGGACAAGAGCATACAGAGCTGTCGTGCCTCCTTTGTAAAAAAGACCGTTGAGGTAGTACCATCCAATCGCTAACGTGAACACAATCACGGAAGGAAATAAACGGGTCTTGAAAGAGTACCCGAACACATTCAGGGGTAAATCGCAAATACCCTCGTAAGAAGTTACGGGAGCTGCTGCTGCTGCCATTAATCTAATCTGCCTTTTATTTTCATTTCATCAATCCTACTCGGCGCAGAAGCCAAAACAATGGGAAAACTAGATACGACCATAGGACGGCAAAACTGCCAGAAGATACACCGAAATCTATAGCAAAATTTAGTCCCACAGCTGCTACTCCAACAATTACCGGAAGAACCAAATCAATAGCTTGTAAAAACATGCCGGAGAACAGGCTGAACCATGCTAATGCCATCGGTAGGAACACCACAACTGTTCGTGCCACATTCCACCAGAATTTGGAATTGTACTCTCCGACTGGGGCATTTTTGGAAACGGTCCATCCCGTATAAATACCAAGACCAGCTAGAAGTGCGACTTGAACACCTATGATTGCAGCAGCGGCTGGGTCCATTGATTATTCCCAAGATACAAAATAACGCCAAACTACAAATGAGCGACTGCTCTAAGGCTCAAAATCCGAGCCCGATTAATTTGTCACAATCTACAGCTCAGCCATGCGACAGTCTGTGCGATCTTGTGATGGACGACGCATATGCGACGAATGGGTATGTAGCTATCGAAAGTGAGAAATTTTTAGTTTTATCTAGTCAGACAAATCTGGGTACTTGTAAATTCAACGGGGAAGGTTATTCTTGTTATGCTTTAGTTGTGACTCATCCAAGCAGTCACACTATTGAAAACATCCAGGCTGACGCTGAAGTCCAGGCATTATTCAGGAATCCTACAGGTAAACATCTGACAATTTCATCACTTATTCGTGTTAACCCTGCCGAAACTCAATCCACTAGTTTTTTGAACAAGTTTATTCCATATGCGGTCACTGGACAACTTACTGAAGTTACACTGAACAACTGGTCGTTAAGTATGATGGTTCCACCGAATGCTACATTTTATTCGTATCAAGGAACCAATCTTGTTTGTAATCCTTCTCAAGTTATTGTGTTTGGATCCATGATCAACATTGATTCGAACGCGTTTGCTTTACTAGTGAAAAAAGCGAAACGTACTTCAGTAGGTGTCCAGCCGCTAGGAAGTCGCCAAGTCTATTTCAATAACGGTCAGCAGTTACCTGGTCCTCAAATGCCTAACGACGGAAAGATTTACATGCGCATTCGCTCAAACAAAGCTGATGATGATAAGAAAAAAGGTAGTAAGTTCGTTAAACCTGTGTCTAGAGCCGATGTATCCAGTGTCCAAACTAGTGAGCGTAACAATAGCGGGATAATGGGCTCTATTTTCAACTGGACACGCACGCAGGCAGCTTATAACGGATGGTTTGCGCTTTTGAATGTTTTGCTTATGATGATAGCTATAGGGCTGGCTATTTATGCTGCGTACGCCTATAACGATCAGGTGGCAGTTCTGCTTACCCTGAACGATAAAGCTCGTAATTTTGCAATGTGGATGCGCGGTAGTGTTGTAAGTGGTGTATCGAATATTTCCTTACCTAGCTTAAACTTAAAAACTTCAGCGGCTTCTACACCGACAAGTTCATCTCCTTCATTAACTAGGTCTACTGGAAGTCGAAGCTTGATTCCTGAAACTAGTTCTCCTTCCTTAACTAAATCTACTGGAAGCCGTAATTTAATTTAGTGACGTCTTTCATCCCAGTAGGTTTCGTACTCTTCAGGTTGCTCGTCCCATGCCGACTCATCCTCATCTTCCTCTAGAGGAGCATCATCATTATCCAGCGCTTCCTGAACCTTGTCGCGCTTTACCCGAATCTTGCGCTCTACAGTATGCCAACCATCATCTTCAGTCTTAGATGCTGGAACTGGTTCATGTTCAGGGTGTACTTCCTCCTCTTCGTCATCGTATTCATCGTACTTCTTATCGTAACGCGAATACATTAGTCGTGTTGTAGGAATTAAGATTTCCTTTGTGGGAACCACCGTATCTACCTTGGGGGTGTCGGTGATCTTCGACAGGAAACTTGGCCCCTTGAAATTACCCATGGGCGTATGGCTTGATACAAATGCAGGAAACTCGGTTTCAACGATCTTAGTTTCCTTCATAGTGTGTGGCTGCTTCTCCTTGCGATTTCGCAAATGCGGTGGTACGTAAGACATCTTGGTGATGTAAGTACTTATTATAGGAGAAAATCCGTTTTAAAAACGAACTTACACCTTCATAGCTCTAGACACTTAAAGATGACGTACGGCGTTTCAATTGCCGCAAACGGTACGGTTTCTGATATTCAGATCCCTGCAAAGACCACAGATGTCCTGGAATGGATTCGGAAAAAGTACAAGTCCCCAGAGTTTCAGTTTCAAGGAAAGATCCAGGATCCGTTGAATGAAACTCAATGGCTTTCGATATTCGCATGTGCATGTGACAATCCTGATTTGATGAATAATCATATGCTTCCTTCTCCGTTTGATGAGGAAACGTATTCGGGTAACATTGTAGTTCTGGCTACCGAGTCCGAAGATCAGGACCAGTACGATGTGCATATTTCTGAGTACAAGAACTTGAAGGCTTCAGATTACAATGCTCTGTATCAGGAATGGACCTTTGCAGACAATGAAGAGGAAGGTGATGCAGAAGTAGCCGAAGAGGATGAGGAGGAGGGGGAAGAGGAAGAGGAAGAGGAGGAAGAAGTTCATCGTGAACTCGTCCATTCACGTCCAATTCATACTAGGTCAAAGAACGTGTTTGTAGATTGCCCGATTCGCGATAAGGTAGTGGAAAACTTCAGTGAACTTCTGGAAGCAGATATGTCTAAAACGTTAGAAGAATCGGTTCTACATGTAATCAGCGACCAAGCTTTAAAAGAAGGCATTGATGTTGATTGGAGTAATCGTGTGTTTTGGAGCATGTATCGTAGTCGCGCAATTTCCATCTATGAAAACTTGCGTAACGGGTATGTTAAAAACTCCGAGAACTGGATTTCAAAGCTAAAATCTGGAGAAGTGACGCCGCGCACATTTGCTGAAATGACAGCTGTAGACATGTGTCCTTACCGTTGGAAGGCGTCTATTGAACATTTTATTGAAATGGAGAAGAAGGTGTATTCGAAGAACCAGAACGCCTCAATCTTCCTTTGGTGTTCGCGTTGCAAGAAACAGGCTAAGTGTGATTATTATCAGCTTCAGACACGGTCGGCAGATGAACCGATGACGACGTTTGTGACGTGTTTGGAATGTGATCGGAAATGGAAGTTTTAAGTGGGTTTGATACAGGTTGTTTAATAGTAACTAGAGATTCTCCTGGAATCAGGATGGAAGGACGCGGGCTGCGGTACATTGGATCAAGCATCATTTCCGACATTTGTTTCTTCATTCCTCCTACTAGCGGCGAATCTAGATCAGATGGGTATACATAAATAGGATCAAGGCCATTCGTGATTTCTGGTTTTGTGACTTCAGGAGTTGTGTCACCAAACCTCTTTTTAAATTCTCTAATCACCGTATCCGGAACTTGAGGACTTGTTTCTTCTAATCGTTGAGTTTCATCTCTGACAGTTTTCAGCATATCTTTTGCTGCCATACGTTCACTTCTTGGAAGAGATAACTCTATCAAGATGAATTTATAAACCTTTTTGTACGTTATATCGGCTATACGATGAGATTCTGATCGTTTTGCCCAACTGAAATAGTTAGATACTGTTGTTAAAAGACCTACTGACAAGGTTATAATACCGATAATTACATTTGCGATTTCGGTCTTTGCAAACAACGAGTTTGTCCCAATGGAAGCAGAACCAGCAAGGGTTGCCATGACAATTGACGGTAATGTTATGGCAGTATGTAGTCTAGAATACCTCTTTTCAGATCTGTCGTGAAGCCACGAATAACATAAACACCTTTCGCCTTCATCTGATATTATTTTTTCTAATTGAGAGTTCCACGATACGACACCCAAACTGTCGTCCATTGTAAATTTGTGTGTAATAATTAATGGGTCAGTGGGAGCTTCACGATAAGCATCCATCTACATCTTTTGGAAAAATAGTTAAGCGCCATATTGGCGCAGCAGACGCAGATAATGTGGATCGTATGTTGAGTGCGTATGAAGCTCTGTATAAGGGGAAGTACAAATCTCCCGAAGATATTCGCCGGTCTTTCGTGAAAGACGGCCAGCCTCTTTTTACGCAGGAACAGGCAAAGTCTGTATTCCGTCAAATACGTAAGGGACAGACTGGGGGTGAGGTAGACCATAAAGGAATTGGGAGTATTTTCAATAAGTTTGGGTCGGATCTAGTTGATATGGCGGCTGGAATTACGCAGCCTCCACCTCCTAACGCAGCAGTTCAGGGAGCCGTAAAATCGGTCCAACTATTTATCCGTATGATCATTCCCTTTATCTTCGTGTTGGATACATTAGAAAGCATTCCTTTGTTTGGTGACCTGATTGGTGCATCTTTGGACGTTACTGCAGCTACCCTTCCCGTAATTGCGTCCAATGTCCAAACATTCACGCCAGCTCTTGTAGGTCTAATTCCTCTTCCATTAGCAGGTCTGGTTGGTATTTTCCTAGGATGGCTGTTTTCGTTCTGGTTCCTGTGGTTAGCTGCAGTCATCGGTATGTCACGTAAAGATTTTGGATCAGCTTTGGAAGCTACATCTGGCATGGTTCCTGTCATTGGACCGGCTCTGATGCGCGGAATTAAGGCTGTTGAAACGGTTGGAACAAAGTTCTATAATCGTGCTGACCGTATTTCTGCCTCAATTTCTCAAGCTTATGGAAGCCTTATGGGTGCAGTAGAGAACGCCAAAAATACGGTAAGCGGTATGGCAGCTTCTTCTAACTTAAAAATACCATCGGCTGCCAGTATCAAACAAACCGCTACTGAAGCTGTTAAGACTCCAATATCTCAATCAACAGCTGTAGCCACTGCTCCTTTATCCGAGGATCCGACCGAAGAGAAAACTTCATTTGCGCCTGTACCTTCTCGTAAAAAAGCCGGTAAGCGATTTTCAACTAGGCGGACTAATATACTCAAATGTCCGAAGACACGACGGAACAAGTGCGCAATGTTTTGAAAGAATGGGTAACTCTTGATGATCAGGAACGTTCTCTCAAGCTACAGATCAAGCAGATCCGGGACAAAAAGGCTCAGAACTCTGAGCATATTTTGAAGTTCATGCGTGATAATTCGGTCGACGACTTCAAGCTTGAAGGTCAGGGCAGTTTGAGCCGGTCAGTCCGCACATCTCGTCCAGCTTTGAGCCGCGACAAGATTCGCACACAGCTTCTTATCCAGTTTGCTGACCAACCGCAGCGTGTAGCTGAAGCTCTTAAATCAATTGAGGGTGGTGGCGGCCAGGATGGAGATGATACGCCTCCTATTGGAACTCAGCGCGAACTACTTGTTCGCCGTGTTCCCCGAAAGCCGTAGAATTGCTTCTTTGGCTGCTAGTTGTTCAGCCTGCTTTTTCGTAGGCGCAGTTCCGATCCCCAGATGATTTCCTTTTTCGTCTACAGCTGCCATAGTGTACTGATTTGTGGCTGCGGAAATCACGGCGTATCCTGGAGTATGATGAAACTTGGCTTGGTACAGTTTTTGCAACTGTTCCTTGAAATTCCGATTGTTCATCAGGATCTTGGGAATATCAATATACGTTTCAACCAAACAAATGACAAACGAGTACATAATCTTGAAATCGTTGCCGGAATCGGTCCACAAAGCTCCAAGAAACGCCTCTAGGATATCTCCTAGTTTCTTGAAGTTATCTCGACCTGCACACACGTCTTCATTATGACGTGAAATAATATAGAACTTATCCAGTCCAATCTTCTTGCTCAACGAACCCAGCATTTCGTTGCATACGATTTCCTTTTTGAGATCAGTCATGAACCCTTCGTTTTCGTCCGGAAACCGTTTCATGAGATAAGTAGATACACACGCACCAAGAATAGAATCGCCCAAATGTTCCAGACGTTCATACGATTCGTCAAACAACCCAAGACATTCACGAGGCTTTTCAGCTAATTGAGCAGGTTCACCGGTTGGTGATGTGTACTCTGTCTTTTTTACATAAGATGAATGGACCATCGCTTTCTGGAAGAGCTCAGTGTTGGTCACCACAAACTCGCATCCGTGCTTCGAAAGAATCGCTTGGATATCCGGTTTGGTAAACAAGCGGTTCTTAGAGTTGAATGGGTTGTAGAGAACCTGTTGCATTTTGTTGTACTCTAAATCTGTTTATGTCTTGTAAGTCCGTTTTCAGAAAAAAACCTTTTCAGGTTGATGTTTGGATTTACTGAATATCTTACTCGTCCTGTTCTCCAGGAACCGTGCGTGTAAAGCTGAACTCCGAAGCTACAAGCGTCTGCTTTTTGGTTTCAATAATGAACTTTACAAGTTCGTCTGGATTTGCCTGACCACCCTTAGTAAAGTACTGCCCTACCAGATCCTTCAGATCCTTTTGAGAAATTGACCAAGGCTTGACCCATTCATTTGGCCGCTTGAACGAGATGGTAGATCCATCTTCCTCCAACTTGATTTTCTTAATAGCATTGTACTTCGGGTCCTTGATAATGTCAGCGATCTCCAGCTCTACGACCTTACGATCATCGCGCTTCTTGAATACTTGACGATTCAATTCGCGAAGCTCATCATCAATCTCGCGATATTGCTTGATACAAGACTTAAGATCACCCATTTTACGAGTTCTGGCTTCAGAAGAAGATTATCCGTTTTCAATACAATGTACTTCGATGCTCAGGAAGTAGAAAACCTGCGCCGTGTTTTCAACAAAGAATATTCGAGTTCTAAACCTATTAGGGCTGGAGAACCTTCTGTTGTATGGAAACAAATTCAAAAAAAACTGCAGGATAAGTGTGACAAATCTACTGAATGTATTATTCTTTCCTTGATGTCAAAACCAAAAGCTCCTGGTTCTTGGAAATCTAATCCGGAAGAATGGTTATCGTCAACTGATATTGACGCAATTGAAAAACAGTATACTAAGGTTTTTCCCGAGTACTATTATGTTGGAGCTGTACCCATAGATTTTGATAAGAAATCGGAGTTAGGAAGTTGTTTAGTGAGTTCATTGTGTTCTCTGGATATTAAGTCGTTGTACAAAAAAGGGTACCGTCAGATAGGAGTAGTTTTTAATACGGATATAAGTACTGGTCCAGGCGAACACTGGATAGCTCTTTTTTGCGATATTCGTCCGGAACTAGAGTATCCTCGCATCACATACTTTGACTCCTATGCCGAGAAACCTGAAAAACAAGTTGTGCAGTTAATGAAACGGTGGTCTGAAACATGGGACGCTACTCGCGTTCACAGTAAGCCAATGAAGGTCACATACAACAAGACGCGGCACCAGTACGAGAACTCCGAGTGCGGAATGTACTGTTTGTACTTTCACTTATGTTGTTTGACAGGAACATCAATGGAATCACGTATTCCCGATAAAGTCGTAAGAGGTTTTCGCGGTTTACTGTTTAAAGTATAATATAAATGGAAGAAGCCTGGTACAAATGGTTCAAATTTGTAATAAGGATATTGTTTGTGGGTGTAATTATTTACGCTGTTACTATGGCGATTATTACTGGTCCTAAATAATAAGAGA